ATAGTGCATCAGGCACTCCAACCGGCAATCCGGTTTACCAAAGAACAGTGCTTAGATCTTCCAGAAGTCACTCATATCACGAGGCTTGTACCCCTGACAAAGCAGCAAGAGTTCTACTATAAAAAGATAAGGGACGATCAGTTGGTACATGCGGCGGACGAGTTAATTTCTGCTGTTAATGCCGCCACAATCATGAATAAACTCCTGCAGCTTAGTTGCGGCGCAGTATATTCGGACGTTGGTGAAGTGGTTGCGTTTGACGCTAAAAACCGACTAAATGTGATGCTAGAGGTAATAGAAGAGTCGTCACACAAAGTGTTAGTGTTCGTTCCTTTCAGGCATGCGATTGAATCTGTATCCGAGTTTCTAGCAGCCAACAACATAACGAACGAAATTATCTCTGGCGAAGTTAGTGCTAGCAAACGCGCTGAGATATTCCAAAAGTTTCAGCGAGAAGATGACATAAAGGTCCTTGTGATCCAACCACAGGCCGCGGCCCACGGGGTTACCCTAACAAGAGCCGACACCATCGTATGGTTTGGGCCAACCCTGAGTCTTGAGACCTATCTACAGGCCAATGCACGCGCCCATCGCAAAGGACAGGTTAATAAATTAACTGTTGTGCATCTGCAAGGTAGCAACGTAGAGGCTAAGGTTTACGCTAGCCTTAGTAAAAAACAAGACATCCACTCAAAAATTGTGGAACTTTTTTACAATGAAGTTGACAAAGTTCATATAGAGTCTCAAACTTAGTCACGGAGAACAAAATGAGCGAAATCGGAGCAGATAAACTGACCCGCGTCTACATCAAGATGCGCGACAAACTACGCCAAATGCAAAGCGAGTTTGAGCAGCAAGAGGCAGACCTCAAGGCCAAGATGCAAGTCATCGAAGAAAAGCTACTTGAGATCTGCAAAGAGACCGGAGCAGACAGCATTAAAACACCCCACGGAACAATCATGCGCGGCATGAAAACCCGCTACTGGACATCCGATTGGGATTCGATGTTTAACTTTGTGCGTGAGCACGATGCGTTTGACCTGCTTGAGCGTCGTGTCCACCAAAGCAACATGAAGGCTTGGTTAGATGAAAATCCGGGCCTTCTGCCACAGGGACTCAATGCTGAGTCTCGTTATTCCGTAACCGTAAGGAGATCCAAATGAGCGGAGAAATCTCGTTGTTTAAGGGCAGTTTGCCCGATTACCTGAAGAACCGTACCCTGAGCGCGACCACCAAATCGCTGATGGGCACCAGCCAGAACAAGCGTATCTCTATCCGGGGTGGCGTGTTCCGTATGATGGTTGGCGGTCAAGAGACTGCAAAGTCCGATGACCGGGCCATGGAGATTGTGATTGTCGCTGCGGCTGAGAACAATAGCCGTACGTTTTATGAAGGCACCTATAAAGAAGGTGAGCAGACCTCCCCAGCATGTTGGTCGGCTGACGGCGTGCGCCCTGACTCTTCTATTAAGGAGCCACAATCCAACACCTGCGCTAGCTGCCCCCAAAACGTGGCTGGCTCTGGTAACGGCAGCTCCCGTGCATGTCGCTTCTCTCGTCGTCTAGCCGTAGTACTGGCAAACGATATGCAGGGTGATGTGTATCAGTTGGTGCTGCCTGCGCAGTCAATCTTCGGTAAAGTCGAGAACGGCAGGATGCCTCTGGAAGCTTATGGTAAATACCTAGCTGCCCACGGTGTGAACGTAGAAGACGTTGTTACTGAAATGCGTTTTGATACGGACAGCGCTACTCCCCGTCTGTACTTTAAACCTGTTCGCCCCTTGGAAGAGCGTGAACACAACATCTGCTCGTTGAAAGCCCAGACTACCGAGGCCAAGTCAGCTATCACGATGAACGTAGCGCAAACCGATGGCGTGGGTGAAAAGCGTCTATCTGCCCCCAAGGCTGCTACCAAGAAGCCCGTGCAGGTCGAAGAGGAAATCGAAGAGCCAGTAAAGAAAACCGCTCGTAAACAAGAAGAATCGACCGTGAAGGATGCGGCGGCTCTAGTTGACGAGTGGGATGACTGATTCAATTTGGGGCGGTGTGACCAGAACTTTTCGCAAGCGGGTTCGTACGGTCAAGCACACCACCGCCCCACCCGGTCCTCCCCCAAGGACACCACCCGCTAGGTGAGGCTCAAACTTGCGTCGGGCAAGGTTAGCGGAACCCGACTCCTTTTCTCGGGGAAGAAAATGATTGGCTATACACAACTGATAGTAAGAAGAAACGAAGAAGCTGACCCAACCAAGATCGGTGTAAAACTAGGCCGCATCTGCATAAGAAAGAACGTCCCGGTACAAACAGTTGCTAACTATTTCGGCGTGTCGAGAGCGACCATCTACTCCTGGTTCTCGGGTGACAAGGATCCCCGATACAAAAATGTAAGGGAAATAGATCAGTTCATAAAATCGCTAGTCGAATAGAGATACAACATGCAAGAATTTCTGAGAGCCGTTCTTGCTGGGCAAGGGCACTACTGCATTACGGGGTTAAAGCAGGGTGTTAAGAATCCAGCTATCCAGTCCTTTTTTGTTAGGCTGGAAGACACCAAGAAAGCCATTGATACATTCCTAGAAGAAGGCAGGGATGTTTACTTTGCGCTTGCCACATTTAAAGACCCAGACCATCCAAAGCCACGCGAGGCTAAGAACGCCCAAGCGATGCGCTCACTATGGGTAGACATTGACTGCGGTCCAGACAAAGCCGAGTCCGGTAAGGGCTATGCGACAAAAGAAGACGGATTCACCGCACTCTTTGCGTTCATTGAGGGCACGTTACCCGAGCCGATCATTGTTGACTCTGGCGGAGGATTGCACTGTTATTGGCCCTTCACAAAAGATCTTACTCCTGAAGAGTGGGCTTCGATGGCTGAGGGTCTACGTGAGTTGGCCCAGAAAAAAGGCCTGATTATTGACGCAGGGTGTACCACCGATGCGGCCCGTATTCTGCGGGTTCCCGGCACTTTTAACTTCAAACAAGAAGAGCCACGACCGGTCGAAGTCCTGAACTTCCGAGATGACATTTGCTACGACCCGGACGCTCTTGCCAAGCTACTACCTAAGGTTGCGCCCAAACTCCTACCCACCAAAAGGGAGCCAAGCGCACTGACCAAATCTCTCATGGGTAACCGCACGTCGCTGTTTAAGAAGATTATGCAGCGCAGCAAAAAGGGTGATGGGTGCGCCCAGTTGTGGCGTATTTACAACGAGCAGGATACTGTTGACTACGACTCTTGGCGGGCAGGACTATCTGTAGCTAACTGCTGTGACGACAGGGATGATGCAATCCATAAGATCTCCCGTGGGCATCCTGACTACGACCCGGGCGAGACTGAACGCAAAGCAGATGACACCTCCGCTCCATTCCTGTGTGAGACCTTTGAGAAGTACTACCCTGCCGGGTGCGAGAACTGTCCCCACAAAGGCAAGATCAGATCGCCGATTGTTTTGGGCGCCGACGTAATCCGGTCAGAAGAAACTGAAATAAAAGAAGTTGTGGAGAAGGAAGGCGAAGCGGTAGAGGTTATCTACGAGATTCCAGACCTGCCAGATCCTTACTTTCGCGGCAAGACCGGGGGCATCTACCGGCAAGATAAAGACGGAAACCCACAAACCGTCCATCCGCACGACCTGTTTGTGATTCAGCGTATCGATGACGAAGAGCATGGGGAAAGTGCATGGATGCGTCTGCATCTACCGCACGACGGGATTAAGAACTTTACTGTGCCCCTTGCGCTTTTATCCGGCCCGGACACAATGCGGTCTGAGTTGTCTAAACGAGGGGTTGTTTCGTTCGATTGGAAAAACATTCAAGCCTATGTAATCAGCGCGGTGAGAGAGCTACAAGTGAAAAAGAAAGCAGAATTAGCGCACCACCAATTTGGCTGGACAAAGCGCGACACGTTTGTTGTGGGAGACGTAGAACTAGAACAGGGCAAAAGACGCTATGTTCCCCCTACGCCGACAACCTCGGATATGGTGGGTTGGTACCACCAGAAGGGCAGCCTAGAAGAGTGGAAGCGGGTCTTCAACACCTACGGCACGGAGGGCATGGAAAACCGGGCCTTTGCAGCGTTAACAGCGTTTGGCGCTCCGCTCCTCAAGATAGCTACCAACCATAAAGGCATCCTACTAAACCTGATTCACAAGGATTCTGGCTCTGGTAAGTCGACCATTCTGAGGATGATTAACTCGGTCTGGGGGCACCCCTCCGACCCCATGCGGGCAGTCCACGATACCAAGAACTCTTTGGTCCTACGGATGAGCGTGCTGAACAACATCCCCCTGACCGTGGATGAGGTGACTAACCAAAAAGGTGAAGACGCTTCTGACTTCCTCTATGGCATCACACAAGGCCGGGGCAAAGACCGGATGAACGCTAGCAGCAACACTTTGCGGGTCAATAAACAGACTTGGCAGACCATTGGCGTATGTACATCAAACGCCTCCATGTACGATAAACTCATGTCAATCAAGGACTTACCGAAGGGTGAGATGTTTCGATGCGTTGAGTACGGTGTGCCACCTACCGACCTGATTAGCACTCAAGAAGGCCTAGTCTTGTTCGATGAGGTTTTGATGGAGAACTATGGGCATGCTTGGATCCCATATCTAACGGCGATTCAGACCAACAAGCAAGTTGCGATAGATAAAGTCAGAGAGTACACGGATATGATTAACGCCCAGATGAACCTAAGTTCAGCCTATCGGTTCTACTCTGCGCTTGGTGGGGTCAATCTGGCTGGGGCGTACATAGCCAAGGAACTAGGGTTACTACCTAAATTCAACCTTGGGCGTATATACGACTTCTACACAGACACCATTGCCGAGATCCGTGAGACTACGCTCGATAAGAGCATGGACGCCGTGACGTTTATTTCGCACTATGTGATGAAGTACATGGCCCAGAACACTCTAATCATCGATGATGCCGTGGACGCTAGGACAGGGATTGTGACGCAGCAGTCTCCAAGGGGCGAACTGTTAATCCGTATGGAACCCGACACAAAGCGGATCTTCCTTACAGTCAAGCATGTGCGGCACGAAGCGGCTGAAGGTGGCACTCACTATAAAGAACTGCTCAAGGAACTGAGTGATAACGGCTACCTACTCAAGGTTAGCAAGAAGGGCATGTCAAAAGGCACCCAACTAGCTACCCCACCGGTAGATGCCCTGTGGCTAGATGCGGAGAAGATGGGAATTGAGATACCTACTAAGCCGTTTGTTCAAGATGTGGTCTGATCGGGTTGAGTTTACGATCCCATGGGACAAGTTCACGCTGGGAACCTCTATTTTTATACCCTCCATGGACCCAAACCACACCCTCAGGGCGTTTCGGAAGGAGGCCCAAGCTCACGGCGTAACCTTTGTGTTTAGGTTTGTAGTAGAAAATGGGACACAGGGGTTGCGTGTATGGAGAACTTAGGAGATACTACACCCGCAACTCGCTCAAGTTGCTTCTCCTTTGTTAGTTGTTTGAACCCCGGCGCAATGCCGGGGTTTTTTTATTCCTTCTCGGATAGATCCTGATACTCACCAAGGCGACCACGTAGGCCCTTAGCAATAGAGATGCCACCCTCAGTCTCACGGGCGCGTTCTTTACGCTTACGCAGGGATCTCTGCAGGGAGTCGTTGGTGATCTGCACGCCTTTTTCTGGGTTGGCGTCGTTAAAGTTGTCTATCTCTTCCCTAACTTCATCCGCCCGGGCGTCATCACCCTTCAACTTAGCTTTGGCGTACAGGTCCATCAGCGTACTTCTGCGCTGCAATATCTCTTGCTCCAGGTCTTTGATCTGGTTGTTCAGCTTGTACTGGGTAGACAGGCGCTGTGGGGAGAAGCCAAGTGCCTGCATAATGAGTTCCCTGGTGGTTATATCCTCAATAATTGGATCGCCACGGGAAGACAGCACGCCTTCTTGACCATACCGGTAGGACTTCATGATATTACGCAGGAAAGCCGGGGTCATCTTCTCTACACCCCTAATGATTTCGCCGTTCTTAAACTCGTCAAGGCCATCCGAGGCGGTCTTAACAATGCCAGCACCGGCACCCAAAGCCTCCCAAGCGGTGTTAGTTAGTGTCTCAGTCGTGGTCTCACCCCTACGAATATCACGCAGACCAAGCACACCCCCTAGGAATGGTAACGGTAGGCCAGCCTGAGTAAGATCTGCACCACCCAGAAGGAAGGAAGACTCATAGGCAAGGCGCGAACCTATGTCTGCACCGGTCTGACCCAAAACTCCCCGATACATCATATGACCTGCGTCGTCACCAAGCTGTTCGACCAAGAAGTTGCGCAGCTCAAGATCGAAGCTATATGGCTCGTCCTCATCACCAAAGACCATGTTCATAACGTCGCGGATGATGTAGTAGAACGGCATGCCAGCAACACCTGAGAAGAAAGCGGACATACCCATCATCCCGGTGAACTGCCGCCTTGCAATACGTCGCTCTTCTGGGGTAGCCCCAGAGTACATATCCTTAAACATCCGGACATACATAGTAGCCATGTGCGCTGGGAACTTCTTAAACATCAAAATAGTTCTCAACACAGGATTCATAAACGGACGGGGAGCTTGCTCCTGGCCATACGCACCCTGAGTCTCACGAACCGCTTTGTAGGCAAAGTTCATGGCTTCTTCGTGCGTCATCGGCTTAGTTTTACCGATCATGGCTCTTTCTCTGGCCATACGATATGCAGCCAAAGCAGTCATCTCACGGTTGATAAGCTCCATCTTTTGGAAGGCAAAGCCAGACCATTTCTGGAACTTGTATATGTAGCTCTTAATAGACCCGGCAAACTCACCACCAATGTGGGAGATGTCGTTTATGTCATACATCTGCATGCCGGACCGAAGCGCACGGCGCTTGTCCAAAAAGTCCAAAAGCTCGTATTGTTGACGTGTTAGACCAAACTTGGCATTGAGTTCTTGCTCAGTCATGTTGCGCATGTCGTCTAGGCGCTCACTGAAAGAACCGTCTTTTATGAAGTTCTCTGTACCAAAGGTCTTACCAAACATCTGGTTGGCCAGCGTGCCCTGCTTTTTACCCAAAGAGTTGAGGCCGTAAAGGTCTCCCAAAGTCTTCCAAGCGTACAACTGACCATTCTCAAACCTAGCAGCTAGGTAGGGTTGTGTTACGCCCGGGACCTGAAAGGCGTTGACCAATGCAGATGCTGGGTTAAAACCAAGGAACCATGTAAAACCAAACTGGCTAACAGCAGCGGCGTACTTATCTAAACGAGATGGGGGTTCACCCACCTTCAGCACCCGCTTAGTAACTTCCGTACCAAGAGCGTCGGCCTGTATGCCTTTGTCTGGGTCAGTCTGGCCAATCTTTTTGATGTCGTCCCGCAGAGATTTAACTTCACGATCAAGTGCGGCACCGTACCGAATGTTGGCAATCTGGTTGGTATAGCGGTCAGCCATAATGGCGTAGACCTGCAGCATGTCCTGAATAAAACCGGGCGTGCCTTTACGCTTGGCAACTAGGTCTCTACGAACGGAGGTCTCTGGATACAACAAAAGCGCGGCCTCATGTACAGAGTCCATCGTCTTCTGGTAAGTCTCCATCTTCTCGTTGTAGTCCGGATCGCCTTCTTTGGGACGCAGATTCTTATCCAACTCAACCCGCATCTTGTCAAAGAAGCTGTTAATCGCAGACCTGTTGGCGCTTCCGTAGAGAATCTTGTCAATGTCAGAGCGTTTGAAGAACTCGACTACATAGTCTTCACCCCGTTGTTCCCGCATCTGTGCAGCGTAACGCTCAGCTTCGGAGCGGCTTTCAAAAAACCTAGATTCAACAAGATCTTTGGCCGTACCGTCTTCCAGCTCTATGGGTAGCTTGGCGTACGTATTGACAACGTAATTACCAGAACGCAAGAACTTGATGTAGGCGTCATTGTCGGCACTCTCGAACTTGGAGTTTGTGCTTTGGATAAGCTCCCGTACATTGGGGGAGACTTCGTCGTTCTTAAGTTTCTCTTCGCCCTCACGCACCTTGTAGGAGTAAATGATCGCGTCTTTAAGTTGGCGGCGGAAATATGCGTAGGAGTCGAACACGCTCTTAAGAATCTTGGGCGCTTCGGGGTCCATCTTGGCAAGATCTTTTAGGTCATTCTGAAGGATGTGCCAGATCTGATTCTGGGTAAGTTCTTCGTTTGTTTCTTGGATCGTGACTTTCTCGTTGCCGTAACGAGATTGGCTCATAAAGGGGTTAACTTCAGCCTCAGAAGCAAACGAGCCAATGTTATTCATCTTCTCCGCAGCCTGCGGATTCCTAGCGTACAGCATAGAAAATGGGTGGATGATGTTCTCGGCGTAACGCAGCATGGCCTCACGATAGGCACCACGTTCCTCTACCAAGTTATCAATGCGCTCACCCTGGTTCAGACCAAGATCTTTTAGAGACCTAGCAATGTCCCACAAGAAGCGCAGCGCTGGGAAGTTTTCACGAATAGTCTCCAGCTTGTCCTTGCTCATGTCTTTGGCAGCGTTATACGCAGTGCCAGCTATTTCAACTGCGGCCTGTCTCGGGCGACTAGCGGTAGGGGTGCTACCGTCATCTAGGGAGCAAAATGGGGGCGCCTTAGCCATTGCAAGCCTGATCCTTTAGTTTTTTAGATATCTTGTCGGCTTCTTTTGCGTTGCCGTTTGCTTCTACCGCTTTCTTCATAGATGCTACTGTATCTTTATTAACCGACTCTTGAAGGTTATCTATGGCGTTGTAAAGAGTACTAATCTGCGCAGCGGCGGCATCCCGATCGGCTTTCGATGCAGTGGGTACCTTACCCTGCGCTGTGTCATAGGCTTGCTTTAATCTTACAGCTAAACTAAACAACTCTTCCCTAGCCTTATCCGGCATGGTTTTAGCTGCCGTAGCATAATCCGCAAATTCACTTTCAGGGTCTGGGTCTAGATTTCTAATGGCATCCGCCATCAGATCTGCCTTACTGGTTCTTCTACCGGTTTGTTTTTTGCTGGTTTTGGGGGCGGGTTCTGGTTTAGGTGGAGGGGGAGGAGCGGGGGTAACTTCTGGCGCAGCCTCTGGTGCAACTGTGGTTGGTTCTTGGGTAACTTCTGGTTTAGGTGTGGTTTGAAGTTCTACGATTGGGTTGCCGATGTGCGTGTTTGAAGTACCATCTTCTTCGTACCGCTTCTCAACCGGAGACAGGCCAACTGCAGGCTGCCGCTCGGCGTTGTACATACTAGTAACCTGATTGGTGTTTCTATTTACGATTGCAACGACAGGTTTGGCATCGGCTGGCATTTGAGATATATCCGCCACCGGCCTAAACGTATTACCTTCTACATAGCCAAGCTGGACACTAGCACTCCCAGGCTCAAAGGACCCAGCCCTTTTATCTTCTAAGATACTTTGAGAATCGGCTTCTGAAACATACAGAGCGGAATGAGGGGGGTATGTTTTACCTTGTCCCTTACCCTCGGATTTTTTGGTGCGAGAAGTTTTGCCTTGCTCGTCAACAACATAAGTACTACCTTTAGCTGTTGTAAATCCAGTAACTCCCGGTGCCATCCCAGCTTCCGGAGCGACCGGGGCAACAGGCACTTTCTCTTCTGCTTTCGCGGCTTTCGCGGCTTTCGCGGCCTTCTCTTCAGCCTTGGCTGCAGCTTTGTCAGCCTTAATTTGGGCGTCCACAATACGTGACGCTTTATTGATTGCCTCTTGGTAAGACGTGGCAATGCCGGTGTCCAGCATCTCTTGGGCTAAGTCAAAGACTTGATCGGCATCTTCTTTAAACCGATGCTTAACTGTGGCCTCCGTTACAGCCCGCTCCCGCATGGCTGCTTGCTCTGGAGTCTCTTTAGCCGTTTCTTCGACTGTAGCGCTAGGCGCTACACCAGCCTTCTTTACACCTTGGGCTTGCGCCCTGGCCATGGCGGCATCTTCTTTACCAATACGCTCACGGATGTACTTCTGGGCTTCGGTCTCAGACTCAAACAACTTTGTTCTAACATTCTCACCGGTTAGCGCATTGACCAGCCGGAACTTGCCCTTCTGCTTTGGATGGGGGCGTGTAATAAAGTTGGCTGCGGACTCAATCGGACGCTGGCTAACCATCTGCAGGAAAGACTTGTAGCTCGCAGCAGCCTGCTCATACTCAGTCAACAGATTGGCACGGTCGGCGGGAGACATGCGGGTATCGGTTCTAAACTTGTTAGACAAGTCGGCCATACGCTGACGGAATACGTTCACCATCAAACTAGCGATGTCCTTGTTGCCAGTCTCCTGACCCAAGATTTTGTCCATGCCAAGCGTGGTGTTGCCGTACCCAATAGCCTTAGCCTCAGGGTTAATACCTAGCTGCTCCAGCAATTCTGGGGTATAGGTCTTAAAGTTGCCAAACTCGTCGGCATAAAGACTCATCATGGGTGCTTCTGCTAGGACATTAGGCTCAGTCTCACTCCACAACTTGGCCAACTCTTCTTCGGTATAGGGTTTACCCCCACGCCCCATGATCCCGTCTTGGATGCTCTGCACAAACTTTCTGTCGTACACACCCTTCTGTACGTTACCTGCGTAGGCATTTACACCACCAAGCGGGGCGCCAAGCAACCCACCGGCTACGGCAGACTGCCAATACTCAGAGATAGCATCGTCGTTGGCTAGGTCTAGGCCAGCACCATAACGCTCTAGAAGTTGTTGTAGGGGTTCTTGTGCCCCTTCAATTGCAGCACCTTTGGCCATACCAGCCTTGATGGACTCTTTGCCCAGCATCTTTTCAGCTGCGGCTTTCTCACCCTTCTCTACGGCTGTTTTAGCGATTTCTTCGGCTGTGCTTTCGGCAGCTTTCTTTCCTTCGATACCCAGTAGGCGGCCCAAAGGTTTGAAGAATTTAAATCCAAAAAGATCCAAACCTGCTTGCCCTGCAGCGGAGAGGCCGATCTTTGTTGCGTCCGGTAGTTCCGGAGCTTTCCCTTCTTTAACTGCACGTTCTTGTTCTCCAGCTTGACGGGTTGCCGTCTCACCAAAGTATTGTGCACCAGCTGTCGTTAAAAAGGCAGCACCAGCGGCAAAAGGCTTTGCTACTCCGGGGGCAACCATGGCGGCGGTTTTTGCCGCAGCGGCGGGCGCAGCCAAGAATCCAACAGCCTGACCAGCTTGTTCTTTTACAAAGCGGCCAAGGTCGCCTATACCACCAATGTCTTTAAGTTGCTGGAACTCGTAGTCAGCTTCACCAGCTTCAGCGGCGGCTTTACGAGTTTCTGCACCCGGACCACCCACATACCTTAGCGCTTCGGGTACTTGACCTAGAGAAGTAATACCCTCTTTTAGACCGCCAAAGAACCCAGCCTCAGGCTTAGGAATTTCTACAGGCTCGGGGGTGGCAAAGAGTTGAGATATAACCTGCTGCCTGATCTCATTGTCTGGCATGTCAACAGGAAAGGTTAGCTCCCTACCATCTGGAAGCCTAACAAATTTTTCTTTAGCCATTATTCGGCCTCGGCGCCGCCCGTGTCTCTAGTACCTATCTGCATACCACCACCTAAGAAAGCATATTGACCAAGTTGCCGATCAATACTTTCCATAAGTCTTCGTTGTTGTGCGGCGGCGGTTTTATCACCTTTTGCCATAGCTCTAGCTTCGGCTTGTTCAGCGGCCAGACGGGCTTCTACAAGCGGCTTCATAAGCTGCGCTGCCCCGGCACTTAAACCTCTATTACCTTTAGCCCCAGCCGCAGCGCCCATAGCCTTATAGTAGCCTTCCAGAGATGCAATCTTACGCAGGTTAAGCTCGTAGTCACGCTGATCTTTCTGAGCTTCCATGGCCATCTTCTGAGCGTTAGCAATATCACCACGCACGTACAACTCTTTAGCCATGGCCATCTTCTGCTCGATCTCGTCAGCTGCATCTTGAGCGGCGGAACGGACTTTACTCTCTGCACCGGTAGCTCCAGCAATAGCACCCAGACCTTCACCCAGCATACCAATAGTATCGGTGCGGCGCTTGCCACCTAGAGACTTGATGCCTTCTTGTATCTTCTCAATGTACTCAGATTTGCCAGCAGTCTCGGCACGCTGTCTGCGCTTCTCTAGGACAGCTTTAGCTTCGGCACCGTACTCACCCAAACCGGCTTCTTTTTCAAGCTTGCGGCGGGCTTCCAGAATAGACTTAGCGTCCGTACCGAGTTCTTTGGCAAGAACTTTAGCATCTTCTTTTTCTGCTTTACCAGCAGCAACGGCATCACTTTTACCCGCGGCTTCTTTGCCTTTGGCACTACCACGCTGGGTCTCGTCGGGGTAGGTATCGGAGACTGGGGGTTCACCACCGCCACCACCGAAGTAGTCTCCCGCAGCAGCAATAGCCCCCGGTAAACCATAGGCCGTAGCGCCAAAACCAGCAACCTCAAGAGGACTAGCGGTAGGTTTGATTGGTCCGATGAAAAATGGATCTCTTACTGACGGGCGGTTATATCGCACTCGGTTGTATATATCGGCAATTCCTCGCCCAATACGGGGTAGATACCCAGCAGCCATACGAGCGCCAGAGGCAAGATACGGGATTGCTGCGCCAGCAAAATACCCCTGCGACCCATCGTCATACTGAATCGGACCACCTCTGTCAAATGACACGACACCGCCACCAGCCATGCTCTGAGGTTCTTCTTCAGCCCCACCAAAGTCCACACCGCCCTGCTCAGCAGCGGCTACGATGTTGTTCAGACCAAGGCGGTCGTCGTTCATCATGCGCTCACGCATCTTAGCCTGCATCATCTGGCCAATCTGCTGGTCGGAAATCGTACCACCTTCAACACCTTGCGCTTTAGCCGCTTCGTCCATCATGCTGATACGGTTGCGACGGGAAATCTCGGCCAGAGCCAAGGCACCAAAGCGCAGGTCCTTCGTATACTGAGGTAGTTGTTCAGACGGCATATTGGCGAACCGCGCCGCCATCTGGGCGATTTGAGCGTTTTCGATTTGCGGTGCTTGCTTAGTAGCCATGATTACCCCAGTGCCTTATATAGACCGAGCCCGCCAAGCCCCAACTGCATCAACTGCTGAGTTGTTGAGGGGGGAGCCTCGTAGACTGCACGGCCACCGGTAGCCGCCAAGTTGCCCGAACCACGTAGGATGTCAGACATAAAGCCCAGCTGGCTATACGGATTGCGTTGTTGTGTAAGAAAGTCTTGGTAAGCAAGGTCAAGTTTAGCCTGTTGTTCAGCACGGTTAAGACCACCCATTGCCTCTTGAGTTTTAAGGCGCTCGATGTCCTGCTGCTGTTGACCAATACCCAACTGACCAAGGGTAGCACCCGCTTGGGTTGCCGCCTGAGACCCCTGTAATCCTGTTTGAAGTCCTTGGAGCCCTAAATTTGCTCCGAATTGTTGCGCTTGCTGAGCTGCTTCAAACGCTTTTTGCTGTCCTGTAGCTTGGATGTTAGCCAAGTTTTGAGCGAGATTGCGCTCTCTTTCAGTACCAGCCAGAAGCTGCCTAGCGCCGCCATAAGTACCTTGACGGGCTGCCCCGAGATTAGCTGCAAGTTGTCCTTTTTGAGCGTCACGAATAGCCTCCTCTTTTTGAACATCCACCACATTCTGCATGTATGGGGACATGAATGCTTCTTGTGCCTCAGGACTCGTAGCCATACCCATGTATTGTTGACCGGCGCCCGCGGCTTGACCACCATAACCTAGAGCACTAAGTCCACCAAGAGCAGAAAGTTCTGTACCGGCGCCAAATTGTTGGGGACGTCCTAACCCGGCTACACCCGCACGGGCCGCTTGTTGTTCTGCAGTAGACTCAGCAACTCGTTCACCACCATAAGTTTGATATGGAGTAGTAGTAAGAGCTTCGGCTTTACCAAGCGCACGCTCCATATAGGGCTGTGCGTATTCAGGGACAGTGATTGTTGAAGTTTGAGTTGGTTGTGGGGAACCACCACCCCCACCGCCACCGTCGTATAGTTTGATCTTACGATCACCGACGTGCGAAAACGCACCGAGGTCTCCCGGCACCCAACCAGCTTCTAAGGCTGCATAGTTATTGCGACTCATTGTCCGCCTCACTAAAAAACTTTTGGTACATCACACTTGACACCTTGTACCCACGCTTAGCCACATGCTTAGACCAACCGGGGCGACCAATTAGTTCTACACCAGAGCAATAGTTGTCTTTGGCAAACCGCTCTAGCGTAGCGTAAACCTTATCCTCTACCAGCTTCATATGCTGGGGTTCTCCAGCGCAGTACTGAATTGTAAGCATCTTGCACTGCGGGTACTGCTTAACTTCTGTAATCAACTGACCATATATCTTGTTGTCATCTAATACAACCCACAACTGCATCTGGCCGTTAAACAAAAACTTCAGTATGTCATCTACTCTAGACCGCCCCCTAGTCCATCCTTCGGAGACATTTAGATACTTAATAATTTGTGGTACTGCACCGGCTAACATGCCATAAGGCACTAACGAGAAGTCTAGTTTCATGCTGGGACGAATTTAGAAGTGTTCATTTCTGGGGCTTGACTACTACGGCCAGTCTTTGCCTTACGAATACGCTTCATCATTCTATCCAAATCTTTGGCTCTACCTTTGGCAACGCTGGCAGGGATATAGACTTCGCCGTCCGCTACCCGTGCTGGCTGCTTGCCTTCGATGTGGGTCTTGATGTCATCACTCATGCCATCACCGGCGCCGTTTAGTGGCACCCCACCGAGTTTCCTATTAAGAAGTTTTTGACCGGCCTTCGTGCTGCCATTACCCAGGTGAGAGACAACATCGGCAGCTACAACATAGCCACCCTCCTCCATACCACCGTGTTTGAGTGCCGTGATGCCACCACCGGAGTACGTGCCATAAGTAGGTTCTTGCCCTGGTTTATAAACACCGACAGGAGTAAATGTGGGCGCAAAATAGGTCTGTTCGGCAGTAGACTCACCACGCTCACCGGTTTTATACTCAAACTCAGGTTCTTCAGTCTTGCGGCCCGGATCGTATTTAAACGGACGGATCTTGGCTTCGTATGGGGGTTTACCCTGATCTTCTTCGCCAGTACCAGCAGCGGCAAGAGTTGTAGTAGCAACTGCGGGGCCGACAGTCTTCAGAGCCGCCATAGGCCCACCCAACTGGTTGACCGTCACATCAAACGGCTGTTTAGCAATTGCACTGGCACTCTGGCTTAGGCGGTCCATAACACCTTGCTGTGCGTACTGTTCTGCCGCTGCTTTCTGGGCATTGAGAATTGCATCAGCCTGTGCCTGTTGACCCATAGCGGCGAACTCAGGACGCATAACTTTGGTGGCGGGGTCCATATAGACGTTTTCCATCGCCGCCGTTTCCATAGCGGTAGACCCAATCGCACCCGGACCAGCCAGTGCAGCACCAAGCCCAGCGCCACCATAAGCGCTCAGACCCGCCATCAGACCACCCATCAGACCCTGCTTGGGGTTCATCAGGTAGCTCGCACCACCAACTAGACCAGCGGCTAAGGGAGCACCCACACCGGTTGCCGCCAAGGCAGCACCAGCCACCATGGGGAGAATAGAGCTTAGGAAGCCAGCCTCGACGAGACCAGTTCTTGGGTTAATAGTGAGAGAGCCACCATGCTGCATAGCAAGAGCCTGCAGACCAGCAACTTCTTTTGGAGTCATGTGGACAAGCATCTTGTCTTGACCACGACCTTGCGTCTGTAAATTTTGTGCTAGGGCTGGGAGTCCGTTCATGAGCGTATTATCCTAGATTTGTCAAGCCTTGGCTACTGGCTTAGTACCCGTCCTGCACTAAGTATCCAGAAAAAACCCCGGAAACTTCGTTATTGTTTGCAGAACCAATGGCACGGATTTCTATGTCTGTTTTTGCTGGGAACACTAGCGGTGCGGCAAAACCATCAAAACTTACTTGTCCTGATTGTAAAGAGACCTTAGAGACATCCCTAAAAACGCCCCCAAAAGGTCTTTGAATTAACCTAGAAACTATATATTGAGTGCCACTTGCTGACCCTGTACTAACATTGGCGGACGTTAAATAAAGCGTAACCCCTGCTGGTACTGTGTAGGTAGCCATTAAGGTTTGATTTTCCCCTACAGTAATCTGTGCGTAAGTAGTACCACCATTAGCAATAGTTATTGTGCCAGCCGCAGTATTTCCAGATCCAGCCGTAACAACAAACGCACGATACACCCTAATAAGCGAGGTAGGTATGGATACTGGAGTGGTACCGCTCAATGAAACAGTTTGAGTTACTTCGGCATAATTTGCATCTAAACCAATGACCCGCACTGTTCTTGCGCCCGTGCCCGCAGAGGTATCATTTGCATTGGAACTTACAATAGTCATCGCCAAAGCAGATGCCGGGTAGGTGTATATTCCCCCCGCATCCCAAACAGTTTCTTCTGTTTGGTCAATATCTATGTTAAACCCAAATTTAAATAACGCAGTAGTTCCCGGAACTAACCCTTTAGCAACTTGTAAATCATATGGTTCTTGCATATCGTTAACCTCAGTCGTTACCGCATTTAAATAGTTGTCCAGTTGGTTGAAGTACAGACGCAAGACCCGGATAAGTTCTGTCTGCTCAAGTGCATCGTACTCCCTGTTGGGTATGGGTAGCGCAGGTGCAACAAAGTTCTTGGTAATCGTCATCGCTTACCATCCGGGCGAGCATCTAGCCGAGGGGTACCCAACTGCCATTGAACCCCTGCCTGCGTAGAGCCAATCTTGAACGACAGCGTGCGGCCCCTAGCACGGATGTAGACCTGATCCGTAAAAATGTTTGTAGAGGTCTCAACCACGTTGTAGTTGGGCTCGGTTCCAGGCTGGGAGCCAGGGAAGGCTTTAGGCACCAGGGTGATATAGGCAGTCGGCGTGGGGTTCTCAACCGTGTCCGACCCATCAAAACTAACGTCAGGGATGATCCGGCGGCTAGTCATAAACTGCTCACCATCGCTCAGGTCAAAGTCAGAAGACTGGATGTAGCACTCCATCGGCACGGTGTCGTCGTTAACACCACGCTCTTGGTCATAAATGTACTGCCCACTTACTGCCTGGGGATACTGGCGGAGAGAAGAGTCTAGCCATGCTGTGCGGGCCAGATTGCCGTAGTACCAGATATTTTCTAGGTAGTTGTAAACAACGTAAGCGTTGACCACGTTGGAGTCGGCAGTGGGGTAGAACCACCAGACCTCGTTCCAGCCTTCATTCGTACCGGAGATAATCTGCCCAGTCTGGTTAAAGTTCAGGTTGCCAAAGACGTGCTGGCGCAGGGTAGTGGGCAGAGTTTGGACTCGACCGGAGTAGACATAGAACTTATCCACACCCATCCAGTAGACCACGTTGTTTACAGTCGTAGCGGCACGGGCGCTCATAATCGAAATGTTGTCAGCCAAGGACTGCAAGCCAAAGACATCGGTCGTACCCAAAAACTGCAAAGACTCCAGCGTGGAGTCAGTGAAAACCAGAATCTCCTGCCGGGTTGCCAGAGCTTGGACAATATATGATCCACGTGAAACACGTATAAAACCAGCCGAGTTAGTGGGCGTAGGCTCCCACTCCACAGGGTCGTCTTGGTTAGCCCAACGAATTAGCAGAGGGTCAAAGTCATCGGGGTTAGATGACCCATATGGCACCGCACCAAAAGCCAAAAGGTGTTTATCGTTCTGCGATACAAGGATCTGGCCAGCCAGCACTGGCACTTCATTAGCGCTAGCCAAAGACGACAAAAGCACTGCACGGGTATCTAGCGAGGTTTGAGGGTCAGTTAGCGTTCCACGTGACCAGTAGTAAATAGGACCACGGGCGTTGGTCCGCTGGTTCATCACCAGGTCGTTATCGAAGTTGGAGAAGAACCATGTAGTCTGCGGCAGGTTGACCGGCTCACTAGAACCAGACCCCCAAGCGCCACGGCCCCAAGTACTAGTACCCCAACCATAGCCATAGGTACCACCAGGATTGCCGACTGAGATTTCGTATTCTGCATAACAAGCCGCCCCTCCGTTGCCAGAGTCTGACGAATTAGCCGTAACAGTAGCGCCAGACGTATTTTTTGCTGTAATTGTGTACGTGTTGCCGTCAATAACAGTCGCAATTTCATAGTTCTGGTTGAGCACAGCGGCGGTAATGTTGCCGCCAAGACTCACGGCACCCACAAACGTAACGTAGTCACCAGCCGCAGCGCCGTTCGAGGTGTCGCTGACTGTAATGGTTGAAGAGCCATTGGTAGCCGCAAAGGTTACGTCGCCAGCAGCTGTGGTCTCCCGCAAGGGGGTGATGTCATATAGGTTGCCGCCAGCCTCGATATAGACTTTGGCGTTGGTGCCAAGGGCTAGAAAGTTATCGGAGAAAGTCGTAACCCATCCCCACATCTGACGGCAGGTGCCGATAATGGTCTCAAACGTATATTTAACCCAGCCACCGATCTTCTGCGGTTGCCCAGACAGGAAGCGGATTTTGTCGCAAGCAAACCAACCGCCCTCACTGGTGTAGCTGGTCTGGTCCCTGTTTACGCCGGGTTTAAACGTTAGTTTGATAAAGGGCATGATTTTAGGCGACTAGTCCGGGTAGATACACCGTTTTACCATCTTTCTTGGTGGCAGTCAGCACCTGCTTTTTGTTGTCCCCAGCCACGTACGAGACGTGCACCCACCCTGAATCTGGCACGCCCGGAGTGTAGAACTCAAGGATGACTTGGCGGAACTCTAGGTTGTCCACAATCCACTGGGCTAGATCGGCGTTTGCTACGCCTGGGATTTCGATATCCGCCGCCTGACCTTGGCAATGATCCGAGGTCTTGGACCCCCCAACCTTGGCATTGACCTCTGGGTGACGGAAGCCGGAGTTGACTTTGACTCCTTTGCCGAAATGGTCTCGAACAGGCTGAAGAACGTTCTCAGCAAGTAGTTTAAGGTTGGCAATTTCTGCCTCTCCGGGGGTGTTATCCATATCGTGGCGCAGAGCGGTCTCGCTCTTGGTCATCTCAGCCAGTGTAAAGTTTGCAGTTAGGTTCATTTCTTTTTCTCCAGCAACTCTTCGATTTGTTGGGTCTTTTCTTTAGAACCAGCGGAAGAACCAAAGTAATAACCCAGAACCATAGTCATGGCAGAAGTTAGTCCACCCAGAACGTAGATCAGAATGTCTTTCGCTTCAGGTTTAACTTCTAAAAATATCATCACGCCATATAAAAGGAACGTCAGACCGACAGTCCCTAGCGCCAAAACTGGAGTAACAATTTTATTGATTGTTGGTGCATTTTCGCTGGTGGCAATCTGAATCTCCCGGTCACGGGCAGACTGCATTTCTTTGACGTGGGCTTCTAGTTCAGCCAGTTGACCCTTCTGGGCCATCTCCATCAAAGTGGCTTGAGCCTTAGCCTTTGCCTCTGGATCCGGAAGAACCTTATCAAGAACTTTTTCACCAATAGAAAGAATTGCACCAAGTGGAATCATTTTTACCCTCCGCATCCGTTTGCTATTAAAATTTCCATCGGCAGCATGCACGACTGCCACAAAATAAACGTTATAAAAGCTGCTGCACCGAAACAAGCCCACTTTAATTTAGCCATTTTTTCTCGGTCGTGCCCATCCTCGGTGTACAACTTGGCCCAGTCTTCCTTCTGCCGAGCCTCAATCAGTTCAATCTCATGCCAAGCCGACTTACCCCACTTAGCAATAGCTTGCCGCTTCAGTTCTTCTTTAAGTTCTAGGGCCTCTTTGACCCGACGATACTCATCCACGGCATCTACGAACGCATAGTCCCCGTTAACCTGCACCTGCTTGCGTCGCCAATCTCTGCGGGCTGCAAGCTCCTTTTTGCCTAAATCTTGTACCTGCTGGGCTACACCTTCCAGGTCATCGGCTAGAGATATGGCTTCGCTAAGACCTCCGATCCCAGCTTTGATCTCGCCAATTAAAGGATCCATTCATAACGCTTTCTTTAAGTCTTCATAATGTATGCAAGGGCGTAGTACGGCGGCAGGTTAGCACCTGTACCGGACGAACCAGTGGAAGAAATCGTGGTTGAAACCGAAATGCCAGTAGTTGAAGTGCTTGTACTGGTTGACCCCGAGTTAATCATTCGTGGTGGGTCGCCGTTACCAGAGTCGCTGATTGTTGTAATTGGCACTGTATGGCTGTGGCCGGGGTCAGACACGTTAGAAGTTGCCGTGTGGGTATGACTTACAACAATAGCATCGGCAGAACCACCGGTAGCGGCAACAGCATAGGTGGAACCGGCACCCACAATAAATTTATCTCGTAGATCCGGTGTTCCGTTTGAGCCGTTACACAGCGCCCAGCCAGAAGGAATGCTGGCGATCGAACCAGACCATAACATAATCATGCCGGTTACAAACGCCGTCGGTAATGCAGTCGAGGCCCAAGCCGAACCGTTTGAAGTCAACACGTTACCAGCAGTGCCGGGGCTAGTTAGTCCAGTACCCCCAGAGGCGACGGGCAGGGCAGACCCAAGGGTCATCGAGGTGGCATGGGTGGTTACGTCTTTCACCCCAGTACCCGTGCTGTAGACCCACATCGTCTTGCCAGCGGGGACGGCGACCGTTGTGCCGGTGGAATTCTGAACAGTAACGGTGTCGGCTAGGCCGTTATTAATGATGTATGGCTTCTCAATATCGGGGACGGTTAGCGTCCTGGCACCACCAGAAGTACCAGTCAGGTTCAGTCTTACGTTACGGGCAGTCTGACTAGAGTTTGAGTTGGTCAGGGTTAGCGTGACGTTGGCACTGGAGAAGGGCACGTCGGCAGATTCAGCAATCGCCTCTTCAATGGCAGTGCCCAGGTTGACGTTAGTCGTCGATCCCCAGGTGTTGGTCTGCTCACCGGTGCCGATCAGTTCGATTTTAAGACTTGAGTAGGTTGATGCCATGATTAGTCCTTAAGCTGGTGGCGTTGGCCAGGTTACATTGTACGGAAAGCCTTCTTGCTGTGGTACGTCACGAAGCGCTTGACGATAAGGAGCCCACTTGTCTTTGGTAGCCTGTGGCACATCAGCGGCTTGGGTCCAGTCGGTTTTGGCTAGAAGACGGTCACGCTGGGATCTGACTTGAGCGGCAACTTCTTCTTCCGTTGGGGGTGCAGGTGGAACGTATTCAGCGATTGGCCCCCATTTTCCCTCTACGCATTCGGCAAAGATCTGATGGGTATGTGGGTAGTCGCCGGAAGCACGTGCAACAAATGAAACATATTCTTCTGGAAGATGCTCAAAATTAACGTCGCAGACCAAAGTAGTATGTTCCGGGTCGTCCCATTGAGGGTTTTTAACGTCTATGTAAGTAATATTCATTAAAGTTCCTTAAGCAGTTCTCTGAAATAAACCAATTGTTCCGCCATTATTCCCCCAGTCACCATTATTCCAGCCGCTGTTATCTAATGAACCCCAAGACCTTAATTTCCAACTACCAGAAAGAGCAGTGCCTCCAGACGTCGCTGTTGAAAAGGCTCCATTTTGCATCCTAATGGTTCTTGTGGCGTTAACTTGGTTAAAACTAATACTCCCGGCTCCTTGTGGAGCCCATAAATATGAGCCTATGGCATAATCTGTTGCGGTTGCAGATGTATTGGTGTCCAGTTGAATACCGCCTGACACAGTCTGCCAACTTGGAGCCGAGCCAGAACCGTTTGATGTCAGGACTTGACCGGAAGAGCCGTAGTTGGAACCGGATAGTCCAATCGCACCGCTGGAGTTGAATTTAAACCTAGATCCAGAACCTGGGACTACAAAATCTAAATCCCCGCTACCACTTGCAGCAAGGTCACTAATAACCTGCCATTTAGCCGTTCCGTTTTGACCGAAAGACAAAATTTGTTGTGCAGTAGGACTAGTTGTTGCAATGTCTAGCCGAGTGTTGCCGCTACTGAACACGCCAAGTTTACCGCCATAAGAGTTTGATGTTGCGCCAATCGTTACATTAGTACCATCAAACACAAAGTTTGCGGACCCGCCAAACGAACCAGAGTTGTTGTACTGGACGTAGGTGTTAGAGCCAGCAGGAGAGCTAGTAATAGCAATGTCACCAGACCCAAGTAGTGACGTGCTGTTAATGGTCTTGATGTTAGAACCAGAGACTAGGGTGGGCTGAACAGCCAGATCACCAGAACCCAGCAGCGTAGTGCTGTTGACCGTCT